CTTTTGATATGTTATATCTTGTCAACAGAATCACAAAACTTCTAGGCGAAGAAGAGATGAAAAGACTTTCGCCTTTCCGCTCGGTGAATAAGGTGCAAAAGAATCTTCGTGGTATGCTTACCGAACAAGTGCAATTGTCTGGATTGGTTATCGCGGATTATCTCGATCTGTATAAAAAATTCACATATGTCACTCAAGAAAGTTACCGACTCGATCATATTGCCCAAGTTGAATTGGGTAAAAGAAAACTCGATCATTCAGAATTTTCGGCAATGCATTTGTTCTATAAACAAGATTATCAGAAATATATCGACTACAATATTATCGATGTTGAATTAGTTGACAAACTAGACGACAAGTTAAAATTGATAGAATTGTTAATTACTATCGCATATCAGGCTAGAGTCAATTATGATGAGGTTATGTCGCCGATTAGGACTTGGGATTCAATCGCATTTAATCTCTTGAAAAAAGATGATATTGTCGTCCCGCCAAAAACTTTCAACCGAAAAACCGAAGCCTATGCCGGTGGTTACGTTAAAGAACCGCATGTCGGAATTCACGATTGGGTATTGTCTTTTGACTTGAACAGTCTATATCCGCATTTGATTATGCAATACAATATTAGTCCAGAAACGTTGATAGAGACTGATAGAGTTGATACAAGTGTCGATGATCTTCTGGAAAAGAAAACGGACACTGAGGCCTGTCAGAATTTTGGATATTCTCTAACGCCAAATGGTGTGCTGTACGATAACAAAAAACGTGGGTTCTTACCCAAGTTGATGCAAGGTATGTATGACGAAAGAGTTATCTCAAAGAAAGAGATGTTGAAGTGTAAACAAGAGTTGATTGATGGTGGTGATCCTATCTACCTCAATAAAAGAATTGCCCAGTTAAACAATAAACAGATGGCTGCAAAGATTTTGTTAAACTCTGCTTATGGTGCGTTAGGAAATCAATATTTTAGATATTTTGATATCAGACAGGCAGAGTCTATCACCCTGTCGGGCCAGTTAAGTATTCGCTGGATCGAGAAAAAAGTAAATGAATACATGAACAAAACTCTAAAAAATACGGAGGACAAAGAATATGTCATTGCTTCAGATACGGACTCGATATACGTTGTTTTTAGCGACTTGGTTTCGAAAGTCTTTGGAGAAAAGGATTATCTTGCAGGAAATGTCCCTACAGACAAAGTGGTATCTTTTCTGGATCGTGTGGCTCAGGATAAACTTGAACCGTTTATCAATAAGTCTTACGAGGAACTTGCTTCGTATATGAATTCATATGACCAAAAAATGGTCATGGCAAGAGAGGTTATCGCATCCAAGGGTCTATGGACTGCAAAAAAACGTTATATTTTGAATGTGTGGGATAACGAAGGTGTTCGTTATAAAGCGCCCGAGTTGAAAATTATGGGTATTGAGGCGGTAAGATCGTCGACCCCCGCGGCCTGCCGTGACAGGTTAAAGCAGTCGTTTAAGGTTATTATGAAAGGTGACAATGATGAACTGATCGCCTATGTTGAAAACTTCCGCGAAGAATTTAAGAAAATGGATGTTGATATGATTGCATTTCCGCGCTCTGTCAACGGTTTGAAAAAATACAGAGATGCCGTTCATGTATTTAAGAAAGGTACTCCCATCCATGTTAAAGGAGTCATTCACTATAACATGTTAATCGAAAAACATAATTTGGGCATGACGTATCCAATTATACAAGAGGGCGAAAAGATAAAATTCGTTTATCTGAAAGAGCCTAACCCATTGGCCAATAATACAATTGCGATAGGTTCTATTCTGCCAGAAGAATTTGATTTGCATAGATTTGTAGATTATAACAAACAGTTTGAAAAGGCCTTTTTGGACCCGATTAAAACTATAACTGATACCATTGGCTGGCAACTCGAAAAGATTATAACAATGGATGACTTTTTTTAGGAGAGTGTGATGGGAAAACGAAGTGATTTTGAAAGAGTAGAGCGAGACTTTTATCCCACTCCGATAGAAGCGGTGTTGCCCCTTGTATTTCATTTGCCATATAATGGGTTGTTTGCAGAACCATGTGCCGGTGACGGTAGATTGGTAAAGCATGTGGAACAACTAACAGATTTAAAAGCATATTGGATGACCGATATAGAACCTTTATGCGATTCTGTAGGAAACGGTGACGCCCTGACTGATAGAATTGTTGGGTGCGATATTTGCATAACAAACCCGCCATGGAACAGAAAAATATTACACCCTCTCATTGAAAATCTCGCCAATCAAATGCCTACATGGTTGTTATTTGATTCGGATTGGATGCACACAAAACAATCTGCTCCTTATCAAAAATGGTTGGTAAAGGTGGTAAGCGTCGGCAGAGTAAAATGGATAGAAGGTAGTAAAAGCGTCGGCAAAGATAATTGTTGTTGGTATCTTTTTAATGCCAAAAAATCTGTAGGCCTCCCAGTAAAATTTTATGGGAGACTTCCTTGACATTGTTAAAAAAATGTGTTATAATAAAAGAATCAAATAGGAGAAAAATATGAGTAAAGGCTTAATGGCAAAATTGCGAAAGAATTCGTCTTTCAAAGATGGTAGGGTAAATGTTCTATCAGAGTCGAAATATCTACATGAAAAGGACAGCACACCTACAAATATCCCCGCAATGAATGTTGCATTTTCTGGATCTATCAATGGTGGTTTTTCGTCAGGATTGACAATGGTTGCCGGCCCCTCAAAACATTTTAAGACGGCATTTGGCCTGATTATGATGAAGGCGTTTATGGACAAAAACCCTGAAGGTTTAGTGTTGTTTTATGATTCAGAGTTTGGTACGCCACAGGGATATTTTGATATTTTCAAAATTGATACGACTCGTATTATTCACGTTCCGGTGACCAACTTAGAAGAACTTAAATTTGATATGGTGTCTCAATTGAATGAATTGGATACTGAAGATAAAGTGTTCGTTATGGTGGATTCGGTTGGTAACTTGGCATCTAAGAAAGAAGTTGAAGATGCGGAGAAGGGTAGTAGCGCAGCGGACATGACGCGCGCTAAGCAGTTCAAGTCTTTGTTTCGCATGATTACCCCCCATCTGACGATGAAAGACATTCCTATGGTTGCTATCAACCACACATACGACTCTCAGGGGTTGTATCCAACTAAAGTAGTTTCGGGTGGAACTGGTATGTATTATAGTGCCGATACCATTTGGATTGTAGGACGCCAACAAGATAAAGTCGGTACAGAAATTCAAGGATATCATTTTGTTATCAATGTTGAAAAATCTCGCTTTGTAAAAGAAAAGTCAAAGATCCCCATTTCAGTTTCTTGGGATAAAGGTGTAGATAAATTCAGTGCGCTTATTGACATGGCCGTTGATTATGGTGTATTATCAAGATCCGGTGGCTGGTTACAACGAGTCGATATGGAAACTGGTGAGGTGATGGATAAAAAGTTTCGGGAGAAAGAGACTCACACTGATGAGTTTTGGGATCCCATTCTTGGCGATCCAAAGTTCGATGAGCACATTAGAAGTAAATATAGGGTTGGCTAATGAGTAAAATATTCGCATCAAATCACATATATCAACAGAGGTTGACAACATGTAGGTCCTGTGAAGAATATGGTCAGACATTAAAAATCTGCAAGGCGTGTGGATGTTTCATGCCGGCCAAGGCCAAGATTGCGAATATCCGATGTCCCAAAGATAAATGGAAAGAGGTTTATGGGACAGAGGACAAAGAACCGACTACATTTACAATGACTCGTGTGACCGGAGAAAAGAGTAAACAGGAAAGGTCTGATGAATTATTTCGTCAGGCCGATCATCTTAAAAGTGAATATGAAAAGTTGATATTGGAAGCGAAAAAACTTAATGGAACTGACTGAACAGGTAGTGATGAATTGTCTTTTTGCGGATGAGGCCTATGTTAGAAAGGCCCTTCCGTTTATTGAAAAAGATTATTTTCAGAGTGAATCGAATAAAATCGTTTATGATTTGATGCGGACTCATATAGAAAAATATAACGATCTTCCTACAAAAGATTCGTTGATGATATCTTTGGACAACAAAAACGTTTCGGAGAATATTTTCAGCGAATGTAAGGATATGGTTGCGTATCTTCATAACCAAAAAGAAGAACATAGAAATAGTGCATGGCAATTGGATGCGACTGAAAAGTGGTGTCAAGACCGAGCGATATATAATGCGGTTATGAAGTCCATCACTATTATTAATGACGATTCGCCTGAAAAGGGTGAAATGCCTAAGATTTTGAGCGAGGCTCTTGCAGTATCGTTTGACAGTAATATCGGACACGATTTTATTGAAGATTGGGAATCTCGATTTGAGTTTTATCAGCGAGTAGAGGAAAAGATACCTTTCCATTTAGATATGTTGAACCGTATTACGAAGGGTGGCTTACCTAAAAAGACGTTGAATGTCGCTCTTGCCGGTACTGGTGTTGGTAAGTCGTTGTTCATGTGTGATTGCGCTGCCAACCATTTGTTGATGGGGTTTGATGTTCTCTATATTACTGCTGAAATGTCTGAAGAAAAAATTGCAGAAAGAATTGATGCAAATCTGTTGAATACTTCTATTGGCGATGTTGCCAGTATGACAAGAAGTACGTTTGATAAAAAAATTGATAAGTTGAAAAACAAGACCACTGGTAAATTGATTATTAAGGAATATCCGACTGCCGTGGCCAATGCAAATCATTTTAGACACCTATTGAATGAGTTGTCTCTCAAAAAGAATTTCAGACCAAAAGTCATTTATATTGACTATCTAAATATCTGTTCGTCATCGAGGGTTAAGGCCGGCTCCGGTGCAAATTCATATACACTGATAAAATCTATTGCCGAAGAATTACGAGGCCTCGCAGTCGAAAACAATGTTCCAATTGTTACCGCCACACAGACAACTCGCGGTGGGTATGGTAACAGTGATGTTGATTTGACGGATACTTCGGAGTCATTTGGACTGCCAGCGACTGCCGATTTAATGTTTGCATTAATCGCAACCGAAGAATTAGAAGAAATGGGACAAATTCTCATTAAACAACTCAAGAACCGTTACAACGATCCAAACGAACATAAAAGATTTGTTGTGGGTGTAGATCGTCCTAAGATGCGATTATATGACGTTGAAGATGACGCGCAAGATGAATTAATACAGGATACTAAAGAGAGCAGCTTTAAGGAAAGTTTCTCAAACAACAAAACAAGCAAAAAAATAGGAAATGTGGAGATTAAACTATGACCAATGAAAATACAGAAATTGAAACTGGTATCGATCCAGAGGCACTTACAAAGGTACAGGAAAATATGGATGAAAATCGTGGAGATGCACAACACCATTTTGAGATTGACCAAGAAAAATTTAAAGTCAATCCGCCAGATGGAAACCGCGCATTTATCTCGGTCTGGGATAATGTACTGTCAGAACAAGAATGTACCAATATTATCGAAAAATTTGAGGAAGCATCTGAACATCATAAAAAGACTGAACATGCCGAATATAGAAGCTTCACCGAATTGAATTTTTTTGATCCTGCTCTGAAAGATATGAGTAAAGATTTTGAGGATCTGTCTATGTTGCTTTTAGGTAAGGTGTCGGAATATGTAGAAAGTTATAGACAACACAATAATATTGCATTTTTTCCAAATCAGTGTCAAAATGAAGAAGTCCGAATGAAAAAATATTTAGCCGGTACTGATGATGATTTTAAATATCATGCAGATGTGGGAGACTATGCCTCCGCCCGCAGATTTTTGGTATGTTTCTTCTATCTCAACTCTGTAGAAGAGGGTGGCGAAACTGTGTTCCCCGACTATAATACTAGCATAACACCTGAACGTGGTCGATTGGCAATCTTCCCGCCTTTCTGGACGCACCCACACCAGGCCCAACCAGCGATATCAGATGATAAGTATATCGTGGGAACATATTTGCATTACATGTAAAAATTTTTTTATAAATAGTGGATATTAACTGAATAAAAAGGTAATTCCATTGGCTAATCTAATCGGCGGCGCTTACA